TCTTTATTAATCCAGGAGATGATTATATATTATGTATTTATTCTGCTGCATTTGAATGTTTTACTAAAGATACCAAAATATTAATGGCAGACAAAACAGATAAAAAAATATCGCAAATAAAAATTGGTGACAAAATAAAAGGCGAAAAAGAAAATTGTACAGTATTAGATATTCAAATACATAAAGGCAAATTTAAAGTATATTCTATAAATGGCAGTAAAGGATTTGTTACAAAAGAACATCCTTTCAAAACTATTGATGGATGGAAAGCAATTAACCCAGAAGAGACATTTTCAAAACATGGTATAGATGCTAGTGTATTGAAAATTGGTGATACATTGATAACTCCTAATGGTACAAAATTAATTGAATCAATTGAACAAACAAATGAAGTAGATACAGTTTACAATTTATCTGTTGACAATGAACATGTTTATTATGCTAATAATTATCTAGTACATAATAAACAAAATAATCCTGAAACAGATATTATGTTAAAATTTGAAATGCAAATTGTTGATCCTGCAGATGCTACTGATTCAAATGCAGCGGAGATATTTGATCCAAATTTTGGAAATTTTAGATATTTTCAAATTGTTCAACCATTTAATGGTAGTACATCTAATTTTACATTTGATAATTTGCAAGAGCAATTTGGAGCCAATTTTAATCCACCATCTTTAGATAGACCAGGCAATCTACTTCAAAATGGTACATCAAATGGAGCTGAATATAATGGTGTTCCTGGAATGCAAGATTATACTGCAGTAGGCGGCAATTGTAATCAACATCATAAATATGCACATATTCCAGGCATCGTGGTAATTAAAGGAGGAGTATGTGATATGAACGGTCAGACAACAGATTTTCGAAACAAGTTTGTTACAATGAGAATGCAGTCAAGAATGGCTGAAGGAAATCAATCTGCAGAAAATTATACTGCTGCAGGTGATGCAATAGTGACGTCATTAGTATATTATACATGTAATGAAGCACAAAAAGATAAAATAATAGGATCAATGCCAGAATCTAAAGTTATAACACCATATGATGGTAGATTTTTAAAAATCTTCTTTGGAGAAACTATGACCGGCGGATCAGGAACAGGAATTTGTACTGATACCGTATTAATCAATACAGGACCATCTTCAGATGGATTAGATGGAAATTTAGGATTCTGTTCTGATGATTATACAGAAAATTTTAATGAAGATGATAGTTTAGGCGATGCATTAGATGACGGCTTTTCTCCATTCTCAGATCGTCAATTAAAATATGATATCATTAAAATAGGTAAATCGCCTACTGGTATTAATATTTATAATTTTAAATATAAAGATAAAAAATATGGTAAGGGAACATATCAAGGAGTAATGGCTCAAGAAGTTCCTCATGCTAGCAGAAAATTTGGAAAATATTACAAAGTAGATTATTCCAAAATAGATGTTAAATTTAAAAAAGTAAAACAATAATGTCATATTATCCTAAAATAATTCTTAATGGAGATGGTTATAATTCTAATATTCAATTTACTAGTTCTATTGCAGTACCACTAACAGGATCTGATTCAAAAGGAAGAGTAATACAAAATCACGGATTAGAATTTTTTCCAAGAGATGTTTTTTATCAACAACAAGGTCGAACTCCGGGCTCATCTCTGCCTCATGGAAGTGCAGCTACATTTGAAATTTCATGTTCCGCTGTTAGTAAATCTGGAGGTTTAGCTCAAACATCTAGTAATGGATTAACTACTGTACCAGGATCATTTATACAATTTCAAAATAGATATTCTACTTTAAATATTGTATTTTTATCTTCATCAATAAGTGGATCTAAAATTTCAGGTTCGAATGAAATTCAAGGATTAACACCAAAAAAATCGCGATATAAATATTTAACAGCAAGTCTACAAAGAGGTGATGTATCTGGCGATTTTATAGCATCTAGGATAAATAATGCATTTTCAATGTCATATGCTACAGGTATTGCACGACTAGTCGGAGGAACAACTGATACTTCAGGCTCTGGACTACAAAATTCATTAATACCTGATTCACAAACTGGATCGCAAGCTTCAAGTTCTTATGGATATATAACAGATCGTACTATGGCAACAGAATTGCCATATAGTGCATCATTACATGGATCGATAGTTAAAATATTTTCTATGTATACAGGATCTGCTAAATTTCATTTTAATTCTGAATTGACTAGTTCTTTTGGATTTTCTATAACTGAGACTAAAGTAGGATTTGGTAATCCATATACTTTAGCCGAATCAGAAAGAGCAAAGCCAACAGCATCATTTCGACTAACAGCTGCAGACAGTGAAGCTCAAGGTATTATGTTTTCAGCACTAGATCCAGAAAACATGATAAAGAATCATCTATCGGCATCTCATATAACAGCATTATATATTTCAAGATCAGGAGCAATAGGAATAAAAACAGAAGATCCAAAAGTAGAATTAGGAGTTTCTGGTTCAATAAGTGCAAGTGGTAACATATTTGGTGTTACTGGATCTTTTCATTATATAACAGCATCTGTTGTAGATGTAAATGCTGATACTGTTAGAATTGGTGGAGAGGCAATGAATAGAACATTAATTCAAAATCTTAAAGATGGATTTGATTCTGATGCAAGAGCAACATCTCCCGGAGCAAATTTTAAAGCTGGAATTAAAACTGCAGGAAATATAACAGCATCAGGTGATATAAGTTCAAGTGGAACAATAACAGCAAATGCATTTATTGGTAATATTACAGGAGATTTAACAGGTGAAGCAGATACAGTAGCAACAATTGCAGGTTTAGCTCCTAATACAGCAACTACCCAAGCAACTCAAGCAGCTATTACAACAGCTGCTAATTTAACAACAGTAGGCGCATTAAATGTAGGTTCAATAACTTCAGGATTCACATCAATTGATGTGGGGGCAGGAGCTATAACAACTACTGGTGTAGTTAGTGCTGGTACTGTTAATGCTTCTAGTCACATAACAGCTTCAGGTGATATAAGTTCAAGTGGTACAATAAGTGGTAGTAAATTACGTATAATAGGTAATGCAGAATTCTCCGGAATTTCTACTTTTAATAATACTAATTTAGGAAATAGTTCAACATTTGATGCTCATATAATTACAGGAAGAACAAAATTTCAAGGAAATATAACAGCTTCAAATAATATAAGTGCCAGTGGTAATTTTTATGGTAGCAATATAGGATCTATATATGAAGATTATATTTACTTAACACCAACAGATTTTAACAACCCAGTAGATAAAGCTTTAGTAGTAAATGCAGGTGAAATAGAAGATAATGGAGGTTCAATAGCAGATAATAATGCAAGAGCAACATATCATGCTCAAAAAATGATACCTAAAGGATATAAAGCAACACATGTAAAAGTATTAGGTTCTAGTACTGGTGAGAATTTTGCAGTTTATTCAAGTAGTTTTGATATAGGAATAGCAGGAGAAGCAGGAGGAACAACAGCTTTTGGAACAGAAAAAGATATTACAGATATTATAGGGGGTAGTGGTGTTTATTGTTCAGTATTATGGGCTTCTAGAGGTAATGAAAAATTATACGGTGGGTATATTAAATTAGCTCGTAATGATTAATATATTTATATAAAATGAATTTAGGTAAACAAATAGTACAAGATTTAATATTTGAGGCAGAATCTCAAATAAAAACTATAGTGGCAATATATCCAGGCAGATTTCAACCCATGGGAAAACATCATGCAGAGGTATATAAATGGCTAGCTGGAAAATTTGGAAAATCAAATACTTATATTGCTACATCAGATAAAGTTGCATTGCCAAAATCTCCATTAAACTTTCGAGAAAAATTTCAAGTAATTAAAAAACATGGAATAACAAATGTTTCACAAGAAAGAAATGTGTATGCTCCAGAAAACATATTAAAAAAATATAATCCAGAAACTACCGCAGTAGTATTTGTATATGGCAAGAAAGATGCAGGAAGATTACGATATACAAAAAAAGATGGCACACCTGGATATTTTCAAGATTTTGAAAAGTCTAAAAACAATCTAATAGGATATGAAACACATGGATATGTTGTTATAGCCCCTCATATAGAGTTAAACATACCAGGATTTGGTGAGATGTCGGGAACAACATTAAGAGCTGCATTAGCAACTGCAGATATGAAAACATTTAAAGATATAATGGGTTGGTATGATCCAAAACTACATCAACTCTTAAGAACAAAATTTTCTCAGATAATTGAATCATTTCTATGTGAAACTAGTTCTGCAGCCGGTCAAGGAGATGGTGATGTAGACGATGGTCCAAGATATTTTTACGGTAATCAAAACACGTATAGAAAAAAGACTACTAAAATGGCAAAACGATTAGGGTTCGAAGTTATGAACTATATTGTTAAAGACAGTCCAATTGAAGTACATGATACAAATTATCCAGATGGTCCTCCATTAACAGTATCATATTTTCCAACTGGTGTTAAAGGAGGAGAGTTTGCAGGTACAGATTATATTAAAGATTACAAAGGTGTACCAGGTTATTCAAAATGGAAAAATTATATTTCAAAAATTGCACAACAAGTTGGATATAAATTTTTAAATTTCCTAGGCGCAGAAGATTCAATTGAGTCGAGTAAAGATGAAGTACTAAAGCCAACGACATTGAAAGAAGATGTTAACTTACCAATCAATATAGGTGATACAGTAATGATGGGTAGATTTAAAAATAAAAAAGTAGTTGTAAAGACTATTAATTGGAATAAAAAAGGTGATTTATTAATTAATGGCCGGCCGGCTATGAAAATGAGAATTATATCACAAGAACAAGAATTGACAAGAGAATGGTGGTCAAGTCAATTTAAACAATTATTAACAGAGGCAAAGGCAAATACACATTTAACTCATTTAGAAGAATTAATTTTAACACAAGGGCAGGCAGGATATAAAACAGCTCGATCATTTTTAATAGAATTATTAAAAAATCTTAAAGGAAATTCAAATGCAAAAGTTAACACATCAGTTAAATGGGATGGCGCGCCTGCAATGTTTGTAGGCATTAATCCAGATAATGGAAAATTCTTTGTAGGAACTAAATCTGTATTTAATACTAAAACTCCAAAAATAAATTATACAATGGAGGATATAGATATAAATCATGGACAAGCTCCTGGATTAGCTGATAAATTAAAATTAGCTTTAAAATATTTTCCATCATTAGGAATTAAAAATATTCTGCAAGGAGATTTTATGTTTGATTCGAGTATGGTAAAATCTACAAATATAGATGGCAATCCGCATTTATCATTTAGGCCAAATACAATTACATATGCAGTTGAATTAGATTCTGAATTAGGAAAACAAATTGCTCGATCAAAAATAGGTATAGTATTTCATACGACATATCAATCATTACAGAGTGGCGCATCATTTGGAGCAGATGTTACTGGATTGAGTAAAAATTCTAATGTATGGTTTGATGACGCATTTTTTAAAGATACTACAGGAGTAGTAACACTGACAATATCAGAAGGAAAAGAAGTTACATCCTTAATAAAAAAAGCTGATTCAATAAAAATTAATTATGACAATCTTCCAAATCAGTTGTTGAATATATATCTTAATCAAGAAATAAAAACTGGTCAGTTTGTTGATAATGCAGCAATATCATTTAAATCATTTCAAAAATGGTATCAATTACGAGTAGATAAGAAAGTATCAAAATTAAAATCAGACCGTGGCAAAGAAAAGGCTATAGCGGCCGCCAAAGAACAAATGAATTTATTCAATGAAAGACAGCAGGATATATTAAACTTATTTCAAGTATCAAAATTATTATCGGATGCTAAACTTATATTTGTAAAAAAATATAATAATGCTATTTATAATACAAAACATTTTGTAGACGATGGTAAAGGCGGCTTGAGAGTAACAGCTCCAGAAGGATATGTTGCTGTAGATAGAATAGGTAATGGTGTTAAATTTGTAGATAGAGTAGAATTTAGTAGAGCAAATTTTGCAATGGATAAAGGTTTTACAAAATAATTATATTATGTTAACATTGTAGTATATTTATATAAAATAATAATAGGGACAATTATGAAACAAGACATATTAAGAACGATGATTAGAAAACAAATAAAATCATCATTAAATGAAGTTGGAAATTTCAAAGAAGCAGCACCTGACGCAAGAAGTCAAGTATCTTCTACGTTAGGAAAGGCTGAAAAAATGACTAGTGTAAAAATGTTAAAAAAAGCATTAGGACAAGGAGGACCCCAACAAAAAGCTTCTGGATTACTTGCTGTAGTAAAAGCAATTTCAGATAGTGATCCTCAGGTCATGAAAACATTAGGTAGAATGTTAATGAAATCACAAGAGACGCCTGGCGATATTGGAACACCTGCAGGAGCAGCTGATTCAGTCGACGAAGCAATACCTGCTTCTTTAGCATCTAGATCAGCTCGTGTTGATAAAACACAATCAATGAAAATGTTAAAAACTGCATTAGGAACAAAGCCAGCAACACAACAAGCAGATTTTGTATTAGATTTATTAAAAGGATTGAATTTAAAGAAAGGCGCTAAACAAAGATTATTTCAAAAAATGCGTAGAGAATTAGGCACAACAGAAACAGAATAAATTATGAGTAATAAGTTACAAAACATAAAAGCCGTAAAGGAAATGCTTGCCGGCGAACATAAGTTTCAAAAAAGAAAAACAACATATTTTGGAAGTACAACAACTGAAATAGATCCAAAGGATATTTTAGAAAAATTTGACGATGATACGCCAAAAGTTTGGATTGAAACAAAAACAAATGGAACAAGGATTAGAGTTACAAAACATGATGGCTTCACATCACGTGAACCAGAAAATAGTATAACCAAACAGATTAGAGATATATTAGAAGTACCAGATAATTGTCCACAATGTGGTACTGATATGCGTGAAAAAGAAAAAATGTTAAATTTTAAATTTTACTTTAAACGTCAAAAATGTTTTAGTTGTGTACTATCAGAAGAAGAAAAAATAAAAACTCAAGGCGAAGATGCATGGAAAGAATATGAAAATAAAATTATGTTAGCTAATGCAGAATCTTGGTTTAAAGATGCAGATAAAGAAGTAGATGTTTTAAAAAAGCAAATAGTCAGAACATGGCAAAATGCGGACGGAGAATATGGCGAAGCAGATATGAGTTCTTTTTTAGAAAAAATGGAAGAAGATTACAAAAAATTAAAAACAAATATTAGAACAGGTTTTAAATAAAGGAAATATTATGAGTATCTTAAACAAATTATTATCAGGAGGAGCTAGTAAATTAGTTGATTCAGTAGGTAGTGTATTAGATAATGTAATTACTACTAAAGATGAAAAATTAGAAGCAAAAAGAAAATTAAAAGAATTAATTTTAAGCCACGAAGCTGAAATGCAACGCAATGTTACAGATCGTTGGAAATCTGATATGAATTCAGATAGTTGGTTAAGTAAAAATGTCAGACCACTAGTATTAATATTCTTAGTAGTATGTACAGTATTAATGATATTTATTGACGCCGGCGCTGTGTCATTTCATGTAGAAGAAAAATGGACGGATTTATTACAATTGGTACTTATTACTGTTATTGGTGCATACTTTGGTGGACGATCTCTAGAAAAAAGAAATAAGAAATAATTAGGTTTTCTGATAAAAATTTCTTATATTAGAGTATATAATGGCAGTAAAGAAAACACTCAAAGAAATTATACGCGATGAATTTAAAAAATGTTCGGTCGATCCGGTACATTTTATGCGTAAATATTGTATAATTCAACATCCTACTAAAGGTAAGATGTATTTCAATCTTTACCCATTCCAAGAAGATTCATTAACTAGAATATCACAAAATAGATATACAGTAATATTAAAATCTAGACAGTTAGGTATTTCAACATTAACTGCAGGATATGCTTTATGGAGAATGATATTTAAAGAAGATTTTAATGTTTTAGTAATTGCTACAAAACAAGATGTAGCAAAAAATCTTGTTACAAAAGTAAGAGTAATGCATGATAATTTACCGGTCTGGTTAAAAGGTAAGGCGTTAGAAGATAACAAATTATCCTTAAGATTTAAAAATGGTTCACAAATTAAAGCTATATCATCAAAAGGTGATGCCGGTCGTTCTGAAGCCTTATCATTATTGATATTTGATGAAGCAGCATTTATAGATAGAATTGATGATATATGGACAGCAGCACAACAAACATTAGCAACTGGTGGTGATTCTATTATGTTATCAACACCGAATGGTACAGGAAACTTATTTCATAAAACATGGGTAGATGCAGCAGCAGGAGGACAATTTCATCCAATCAAATTACATTGGTCATTACATCCAGAACGAGATGAATCATGGAGAGAATTACAAACAGAATTGTTAGGTGAAAAAATGGCCGCGCAAGAATGTGATTGTGATTTTATAACTTCAGGTCATACAATTGTAGATGGACCAATATTACAATGGTACGAACAAACATATATTGAAGAGCCAAAAGAAAAACGAGGATTTGATGGAAATTATTGGATATGGGATTATCCAAATTATTCAAAAAATTATACAGTAATAGCTGATGTTGCTCGTGGTGATGGAGGAGATTATTCTGCATTTCATGTTATTGAAACAGAAAGTATGACTCAAGTTGCAGAATATAAAGGAAAAATTGGAACTACTGAATATGGTAATATGTTAGTAGCAGTTGCAACAGAATGGAATAATGCCTTGTTAGTAATTGAGAATGCAAATATAGGATGGGCAGTAATACAAATTGCAATTGATAAAGGATATGAAAATTTATATTATTCATACAAACAAGATGGATATGTAGATGAAGATGTACATTTGAGAAAGGGATATGATTTGAAAGATAAATCAAAAATGGTTCCTGGCTTTTCAACTACATCTAGAACGCGTCCATTGATAATATCCAAAATAGAAACATATTTTAGAGAAAAGTCTCCGATTGTAAAGTCAAAACGATTGATAGATGAATTATATGTCTTTATATGGAATGGACAAAGGGCAGAAGCACAAAGAGGATATAATGATGATTTGGTAATGGCATTTGGAATTGGATTATGGATTCGAGATACGGCATTACGATTGCATCAACAAGGAATAGATTTATCGAGAAAAGCATTAGGACATTTTGGAAAATCACAAGGAGTATATTCAGCTGGAAACGAACTTCCTAAAGAATGGCAATGGAATAGTGGTGATAAGGATAATGAAGATTTAACTTGGTTAATTAAGTAAAACACATATTTATAATAAATTGGAAAATTATGGCAGATACATCTTTAAGAGCAAGATTAAGTAGACTATTTGCAACTAATGTAGTTGTTAGAAGAATTGCAAAAAATAGACTAAAAGTAGTTGATACAAATAGATTACAATCCGGAGGAAATATAACTAACAAAAGATATGTAGATAGATTTTCAGGAGTACATCGTGGCATGCCAGGATATGGTACATATAATCAAAATGTAAATTTTCATACATCAAAAATAGAATTATTTACAGATTATGAAGCTATGGACATGGACCCAATATTATCATCGGCTTTAGATATTTATTCTGATGAATCAACAGTTAAAGACACAGACGGAGATACTCTTACAATTAAATCATCTAATGATGAAATAAGAAAAATATTAAGAAATTTATTTTATGACATATTAAATATAGATTACAATTTATGGCCATGGATTAGAAATGCATGTAAATATGGAGACTTTTATTTACATTTAGATATAGAAGAAGAAATTGGCATTGTTAATGTAACTCCAATATCTCCTTATGAGTTACGTAGAGAAGAAGGATTTGATCCAGACAATCCTTATGCACATAAATTTACACTAGAAATGACTCATGGAGGAAGTACTAATCCATATGTAGGTAATCAACAAGGAACTATGCAAGAATTTCAACCTTTTGAAATTGCACATTTTAGATTGTTATCTGATACAAATTTTTTACCTTATGGTAAGTCGATGATTGAGTCTGCAAGA